ACAGACTTTAGAAAAGATATTTCCTGACAATATAACAACAAGATATAACACTGTTATTTTAACTGGTGCTATTGGTATTGGTAAATCTACTCTTGCTGTTATTTGTCTTTTATATATGCTTTATAGATTACTTTGTATGAAAGACCCATACTTATATTATGGTATGCAGCCAATTGACAAAATTAGTATTTCTCTTATGAATATTACTATTGAGAACGCCAAAGGTGTTGCTCTTGATAAAATGAACCAAATGCTATTGGCCAGTGAATGATTTATGGCCCATGGTGAAATGGCTGGTGTATCAAACTTGGTATATCGTCCTAATAAACATATTGAATTTGTTTGTGCTTCCTCAAACAATCAAATCATTGGTCGTGCATTATTTGCATCATTTGAGGATGAAGTTAACTTCGGTATTGGCAGCAATATCGAAAAACAAAAAGCAAAATTAAAACAAATTATTTCTCAAGTCGATTCCCGTATGGCATCAAGATTTTTAAGAGGAGATTTCTTACCAACTCTTAATATTATTGCTTCTTCAAAAGCAAGCGATCAATCATTCCTTGATGACTATATTGAAACTAAAAAGAAAAATGAGTCAAAAACTACTTTAATTGTTGATGAGCCTCAATGAGTTGTTGATAGCAGAAAAGTCACAGGAAAGTGATTTAAAGTTGCAGTTGGTGACAGAATTCTTCCAAATGAACTTTTACCAGAAGATGCTGATGATGAGGTAGTTAGAGAATTTAGAAATAAGGGTTATACAAGAATTATTGATGTCCCAAGTGGATATCTAGAAAAATTTAGAGATAACCTTGAGCTTGCTCTTACAGATATTGCTGGCATTTCTACTGCAAGTGCTACTAAATATATTTCAGGTTTATCTTGGAATAATATTAAAACTAATTATGAAAACCCATTTGTAAAAGAAATTATTGAGGTTGGAAATAACCCAGAAGACCATTTACAATATGCTAATTTCTTTGATTTAAGTAAAGTTCCATCTGAATGGAAAGCAAGGCCAATGTGGATACATCTTGATATGTCTTCGGGCTCTCTTGGAAAAGGAGACAAAACTGGTATTGCTGGCGTTTGAATTAAGGGTAAACGTCCTTCTGTTGAAGGTGAAGATATAACAAGAGAGATGTACTATCGTGTTGCATTCTCAGTATCTATCAAGGCTCCAAAAGGTTTCTCAATCAGTTTTGCAAAACATAGAAACTTTATTAGATGATTAAGAGACCAAGGGTTTGCTATCAAAGGTATTTCATGCGATACTTGGGGTGGACCTATGATGCAACAAGAACTAAAATCTGATGGTTTTGAAGTTAATACTGTTTCTGTTGACCGTGTTGATACTAAAACTCATCAACAAAATCAATATGCTTATTTCAAAACAACAATGACAGATAGACGTTTAGAAGTCTATGAAAAATGTGATTTCTTAACTGAAGAAGTTCTTGGACTTGAAAGATTGTCAGATGGTCATATTGAGCACCCTGAAGCAGGTAAATCTGGCTCTAAAGACCAAATTGATGCTGTTGTTGGCGCATTATGGAATGCCTCACAAAATGCTGAAGAATACTCATATAGTTATGGTGATAATATTAACGCAGCTCTTGACGTTAATATGGATGATAGATTAAAATTTGAAAGAGAGCAATTAGCACTTAGTTTTAAAGAAGAACTAAAACAGCTTTATATGGAAACATATGAAGAACAAAGTGCTGCAGATTATTTAGAAAGACAAAAACAAAAAGAAGAGTATGAAAGGTACCGTGATATTGCAGACGGTATTATCATAATATAATTAAGAGGAGAAAAGTTTATGGCAGAAGAAACCAAAAAACCTAAAGCGCCTAAAAGCCCTCTAATCGGTGCAGAGGCAAAACCAGCGGTGCTGGATTCCACAACCAAGTTAGACATTGATACTAATAAAGTATTATTGGATAACATTATTGAAGCCGGTTTAACTAGTAAATTAGACATTGGAGAACTCGAAAGATTTACTACAATTTCTAATTCAAGAGACCAGGTTTATCAACTTATTGATACAATGTGTCAAGACTCAACTGTTTCATCTATTGTTAGAACTTATGCAGAAGATGTTTGTGAAACAGGTGATAATGGTCATATTATTTGGTGTGAATCACAAGATCCAAATATTAGTAAATTTGTCAACTATTTATTAAATACTATGAATGTTGATAAAAATATCTTTGGTTGGACTTATAGTTTAATTAAATATGGTGATGTTTATTTAAAACTTTACCGTGAATCAGACTATGATGATAAGTTATTCAAAAAAGACAATATTGACAAGGTTGACCCTTGGAAAACTAAGTTAAATGAAGATGTTAATATCAGCTTACATGCAGGTAGTGATAAATATAGCTACTATGTTGAAATGGTGGCTGACCCATCTACAATGTTTGAATTAACTAAATATGGAAAAACATATGGCTATATTGAAGTTCCAAATAATGTAAATACTATGGATTTTACTAACTATATTGGTGGAACAGCGATGTTAGATGGTGCTACTCAAAATTTCAGTTATGGATTTAAGAGTGGTGATGTTAATGTCTATCAGGCAGATGACTTTGTTCATGCTTGTTTAGAAGATAATGTTTCTCGTTTCCCAGAAACAGTTAATTTATTCTATAATTTAGATACTGATAAATATTCTTCAGACAAAAAGAAACATAAAACAAAAACTCCAAATTCTGATGCAACAGCAGGCTCACAAAGCTACTCAGTTAGACGTGGTAAATCATTACTTTATGATGCTTATAAGATTTGAAGAGAAAAAGCATTACTTGAAGCTGCTGCTTTATTAAGCCGTATTACTAAATCAGGTGTTGTTAGAAAAGTTGCTGTTGAAGTTGGTGATATGCCAAAAGAACAGGTTCAATTAACCTTAAGAAGAGTTAAAGAAATGTTTGAACAAAAAACTTCATATAATACTGGCAAAGGTATGTCTGAATATACAAATCCAGGTGCAGTTGAAAACTTTATCTACCATGCAACCCATAATGGCCAGGGTGCTATTACAGTTGAATCTGTTGGTGGTGATTATGATCCAAAACAATTAACAGACTTAGATTGGTGGAATAATAAATTCTTCTCATCATTTGGTATTCCAAAACAATTCTTTGGTTGAACCGATGATGCTACAGGATTTAATGGTGGTACTTCATTAACTATTATTTCTAGTGTTTATTCAAAAGGTGTTAAGAGAATTCAAAACACTATTTTACAAGCTATTACAGATGCAGTTAACCTTATATTATTAAATAAAGGATTAAAAGCATATCTTAATAACTTCACTCTTAGAATGAAAGCACCTCTTTCACAAGAAGAAATTGATTATAGATCTAACTTGACTGAAAGAATTAATGCTATTAGTAATGCTAATGCTTTATTCACAGATGTTGAAGATAAGCCAAGAAGATTAGAAATCTTAAAAGCTTTAGTTAATACTCTTCACTTAGGTGATGATATTATTCAAGCTCTTGATGCTGAAGCAGAAGCTGCTAAAGAAACTGCTAAAGAAGAAAAAGCAAAAGCCGAAAAAGAAGCTAATGCTAATGCTGAAACAGAAGCAGGCAGTGAAGAAGAAGCTCCTGAAGAACTTGGCGGTGAAGATGAATTAGATTTAGTTCCAATGCCAGATGAAGAAATTAAAGAAGAAGGCTTCACAAATAATGGCGGTTCAACAGTCTTAACAGAAGACCAAGACTTATTTGAGGATGATGACCTTCCAACTCCAGAAGAAATTAATTCTGATATAGATTTTACAGAAAATAAATAATAAATATTAAGTAAAGGATTAAAAATATGATTACAAAAAATGATTGTTTATCTATCTTAGTTAAATTAGAAGATAATGGCGTGCAGGGCATTGACCCTTATATGCGCAAATTATTAGTATCTAAAGAAATTCCACTTGATGTCTTAAAGTTTATTTCTGATAATCGTGGCATTGAAGTCGGACATTTCTATGAGGTACTTCGTAAAAGTCATAATCAAAAGAAGTCTCCTCTTTATACAAATATCTTAAAAGAAGTTGAAAATCCAGACGAGCTAATTACAACATTATCTTGTTTACTTACTCAAATACTTCTTTACGGAAATAAGCTAATCAATAGAGACCAATTCTTTAGAGAAGTGCGTGCTGAAGAAATTTCAAGGGTTTTGAATAACTTTTTCAAGACCGGCACCTATGAAGAAAGCTCTGCATTATTAAAACTAATTAAGTCAGATTTATTAGTTTTAGAATATATTGCAGGTAGAAGAGATTTAGCTTAGAATTAAATATAAAATAAAATAGCCTCTCTTTGGGGCTATTTTTTAATTTTTTTTAATATTTTATTAAATTCTAAAATAATATGCGCTAAATTAATTAGTTGAAACTGAAAAAACTAAATATATTAAATATTTAAAATAGAATTAAAAGGGAGAGTAACAAATGGAATCTAAAACAAAACAAATTTTAGAAGCATTAAGAATGCAACCATTATCTGAAGAAGAAAAAGCTGCCCGTCATATATTAGGACGTTTATATGGTCCTATTGCCACTACTAAAGAAAAGACAAGAAATGGTCGTGGTTATAATAAAGAACTTTGGGAAAAAGCATTAGCAGATGATATCTTCAAAGAAAAGCTCGCTACTAAGAGTTTATTCCTTGAGTTAGGACATCCTGCAGATAGAGAAGAAACAGACATGAAGTTAGTTTGTGCCTGTATTCCTGAAATGCCAAAGATTGTTGACGGTGATTTATATGCTTATGTTGACATTCTTGATACTGAAAATGGCCGTTTATTAAAAACTCTTTGTGATTATGGCTTTGTTCCTGGAATTTCTTCAAGAGGTTCTGGAGATATTATGGCTAATGATGAAGTTGACCCAGAAACATTCTTCTTAGAAACATGGGACATCGTTCAACTTCCAGCTGTTAAAAAAGCTAGATTATCTGTTTGTGAAAGTTTTGATGCTAATAATGCAAGATTAAATAAAGCATTAAATGAATCATATGCTAAATCAAATGACGAAGAAAAGAAAATAATGAAAGAAACCTTAAATAATTTAAATATTAAATTTGAATTAAATGAAGGTGCAATTAGTCCAATACTATATACATCAATTGATGAAGTTCCAGAAGGAACATTAGAAGAAGACCTTGGAGAACTTAGTGAAGAAGGTTCTGAAGGGGTTGTTGAAGTTGAAGCAGAAGTCATGGTGACTGAACCTGCCTATACAGTTGGAAAATTAATTGATGAATTAAAAGAATATGATAGTGAAACTGCCTTAGAATGGAAACCTATCGTAATTGATGGTAAAGAATACCCAATCTCTGCTCTTCAATTGGAAAAGACAGAAGATGGAAAAGTAATTCTTGAAGTTATCTATACTCCTGCTGAAGGAGAAGATATAAATGCAGTTAGTTCTGTTGAAGAACCTGCTCCAGAAGCAATCATTGCTCCTGAAGAAGCTGGCGATGCCGGAGATGAAGAAGTTTTTGAAAGCCTAAAGGATATGGTCCGTCAAAAAGACTTACTTGAAAGCCGTATTAAGGATCTCGAAGCCAAAAATACAGTTAGCGATGCTGAGGTTAAGAAGTTGCAAGAAGATCTTAACAAATACAGAAGTGCTTTCATGAGAGTCAGTGAAATTGCTGCAAAAGCTAATGATTTAGAAAGTGCTAATAAAACACTTACTGAACAATTAGAGAAAAAAGATACTGAAATTAACGATTTACAATCAAAAGTTAAATCTAATGAAAGTTTGACTGAGAGTGTAAATGCCGAGGCCGCAAAAGCTAAAGCGTTATCTGAAAAATTAATTTCAGTTCAAAACGAAGCTGATACAGCCGAAAAAGAACTTAATGAACAAATTGTCGAATATAGACAAAAGCTTCAAGCGAGAACAAATCTTGCTAAATCTTATAAAGCTAAATATGAACAAGTTCTTGAAAGCTATGTCGCGACCAAAGCAGATATGCTTGGAGTCAGACCGACCGATATTACTGGCAGACTAGCCGAAGGCTATTCCGTAGCTGATATTGACAAAGTCTGTGATGCCGTTCTTACTGAGTCAGTAAGTTGAGGCAGTCTTCCATTCGGAATGTCAAGAGGCACTGCTAAGATGTCTATCAATGAATCAGGTGTTGCAGGTATTAAACCTACATCTGAAGAAGATGATGACCTCGCAGATCTCTTAGAACTTGCCGGATTGAAGTAAAACTAATTTATTATTTATATAGGAGACAAAAATGAGAACAAATTTACTTGAGACCTATGGTCGTCAATTAAAGGTCGCAGAAGCCTACGTTGCCAAAAACTTCGATGGCAAACAAATCTCTGCAAATACACAACTCACAACTGCCGTCTTGTTAGATAATACAAACAGATTCCTTACAGAAGCTTTTGAACCAACAGTTGCAACCAACCGTGGTAACTTAGGCGAATGGAAGAAATTCTGCTTAAATCTTACAAACATCGCAGTTCCATCACTCATCGCTAATGACCTCGTTATCGTTCACCCAATGACTTCCTTCTCAGGATCAGTCGCTTACTTAAGCTATGTTGCAAAATCACATAAGAATGGTAAATATGGTGAAACACTTAATGGCGTCTTTGGTTTAGGTGAAGTTGATGACGAAAGAACAGCTTATGCTTCACAAGTCGTCATCGAAGCAAATGATTCTGGTGCTCCATCACTTGACCTTGTTAAAGGTGGAATGAAACACATTGAAGGCAATGAAGTTGTTGCTTATGACTTCAAGAACATCTTTGAAGATGGTCATGCTGAATATGCAAATGAAATTCTTGAAGGTGCAAAGAAAATTGCTTACGTTGCAGAACAATTCCAAATGGAACACGTTCCAGCAACAGACATCCCAACAATTGGTCCAGAAATGAAGAGAATTCCTCTTGTTGCAGAACCAAGACGTATCGCAGTCCGTTATGACCAAATCACAGCTTTCCAAGCAAAGACTGATTATGGCTTCTCACTCGATAAACAAATCGCAGAACAAGCATGTGGCGAACTCGCATTCGAAATCGATACAGAAATCGTCGGTATGCTCCGTGATGCAGCATTTGCCCATGAAGAAAAACTTTCTTGGTCAAAAGTTCTTCCTGTTGGCGTTAGCAAATTTGAACACTACAATGGCTTCTTAGAAGTTATTGAAGATGCAAAAGCTATCATCTATAAGAGAACAAAGAAATTCTCAGCAAACTATATGGTTATCGCTGCAGATGTTCTTCCAGTCTTAACATTTGTCAATGGTTTCTCTGCTGTTAAAGCACCTAAGATGAATGGTCCTTACAAAGCTGGTGAATTAAATGGCTTAGAAGTCTTCGTTTCCCCAACACTTGGTAAAGGCGAATTCTTCCTTGGCTTAAATGGTTCTGATATGATGTCATCTGCAGGTGTTTATGCACCTTACATGGCAATTGTCCCAACACAATTACTTGGCACACCAGATGGTGGTTTAGCACAAGGCTTCTCAACTTGGTACGCAAAAGCAATCCTTAACGATAATTTACTTGTCGCTGGTAAGATTGTTGACACCAAGATTGAAGAAGGCGAAAAAGTTGGCGTTTATCAAGCCTAATTGCTGACTAGACTAAGCTTAAATTAAGAGGTTCCTTCGGGAGCCTCTTTTTTATTTACTTTTGTGTAAAATTGTTAAAAAATAGCACAAAAATATTGTATAATATAGCAAGAGAAAAATAAAAAAATATTTAAAAAACTGTTTACAAAAAATTAAATATGTGATATAATATATAAAGAGGTAAACCATTATGTTTAAGATTATCGATGAAGCAAGAGAACTTATTACCATAAATGAAGATGGAACTATTACTGTTCTTAAATCTTTTTATGATATTAATATTCTTAAAGACCGTAAATATACTCTTTATGCTTATGTAGATATTGTAGATGATAAACTATATGTTAAATTTGGTGAAGCAAAGAAACAATCTATTTATGATCGCTACCATAGAGGCACTGCTACTAAAGCTAATGATAGAATGATTGGTATTTGGGAATCAGATAAAGGTGATAAAGAAATTCATGCTAAACTTAAACAAAGGGCCAAGAATAATAGAGGCTATCAACCAGCAACTACTGCTGACCTTAATACTGTTGAAGCATATTATATTGAATCTGAAAGAGGCTTAGAGAATTTACTTAATGATATTGCTGAATATGCAAAAGCAGAAACTCTTTCTACAAGAATTGCCAGGCAAGACTATAAAGATGTAGTTGATTTAGTTCAATTAGTTTTATCATATAATAAAGAAAAGTATATTTTAGATTTATGCACCCGCTTTGGTAAGACTGGCACTTTTTGCTTGTTATGGAAAGAATTAAATAAAACTAATGTTCGTATTCATATTCTTGCTTCATATGTAGGTACAGTTAAAACTTCCTATTCTAAAGAAATTAATACATTAGAAAATAATAAGAATTGTTTATTTATTGACCCAGATATAGCTGATGATGAAACAGTTAAACAAATGAAAGCTTGGTTAAAAAATCCTGAACATTATATTTGTTATTATGTTGCTCTTACTGGAGACCAAGATACTTGTTTCGAAAGACGTATTAGTTTATTAAATAAGTTCAAAAACTATGACAAAAGTCTTTCTGTTGAAGAGGCTGACTTTGGTGCCGGTTGTGATAAACAAATTAAAAAGCTTAAACATTTATATGAAACAAAGTCTAATCACTTCAAATTATTCTTTGCTACTACTGGAACTAAAGCTGAAAAGTGTGAAAGAATTATTGAACCAGAAGTTTCTATTAAAAGAGACTATATTTTAGATGTTCTTAATAAACGTCCTAATGCTGTTGGTATTAATTGGTATTGTTTAAACAATGAACAAATGGTTAAATATTTTAATTATGTTAGTAGTGAAATGGAAAACTTCTCTGATATGTTTACTGTTGAAAATAGTCATCTAAAGGGTGAACTTTGGTTTAGAGACGTTTTAGATTTCTTATTCAATAAAAACTTACCTGTAATGTCAAAAGAGGCTAGAAAGTATAGAAATCATAGTTTACTTAATGAGGCAGTTACACTTATTTATACCCCAATTGGCAATGCTGCACAACAAGTATTTAGGTCTTTAGTTGAAGAAGTAGTTGGCAGAAGCTACTGGGTTAAAGTAATTAATGGTGATGAAACAACTAATGCTAAAGCAGAAGAAGAAGTCTTACAAGCTATTAGAGATCAAGGTACAAGAGGTATTCTTATTGCTAGTGCTATGGCTAATAGATCTTTCTCTGTACCACAAATTAAAAATGAAATATTATTTACTAACTCTGGCTTTGTTGACCAAAAGATTGCAAGAGTTTTAACACCTTGGAAAGGGCACCCAGAGATGAGAGGTAATATTATTGACTTTAGATTAGCTTATGAAGAAACAAGTTTATCTAGCTATTTATCCAATCTTGCATTAGACTCTTTAGATGATACTGCTACCCACAATAACACAAATAAAATCTTAGAAGAAATTAAAGCTTCTGATAAATTAGCCTTCTATGAATACTTTGCTAATAATGTAGACCCAATTAGAGAGCTAACTTCTGATGAGATTAAACTTCAAATGCACAGTAGACCATATCAAGTTGCTAGAGCTTTAAAGATTATTACTATTGGTATTGATGAAATTGATATGCCAACAAGTTTTGTAAATGAACCCTTAGATTTTAATGGTTTAGTTAATAATAATATTAAAGGTGATACTAATAAAAAAGTTAAAGTTAATAGAACTGTTAGAGAATTTACTGGCAAATCAAAAAAACAATTGGA